GAACATTGACCTACCGGGGTCTGTTCCACCATCAGCAATCGTTGTTGTGTGCGTGTTGGCGTTAGTAGTAATGGCTTCTGTACCGAAGCCAAAAGCCTCGCCAATCAGCTCAAGGTTCGTGTTAGTGACTGTTCCCCATGAGCCTGACTGATCGCCAGTTGCCATCTCATTGAGGCGAAGGTCATTTACAAAGGTAGAAGCCATATTAGTCGATCCTTACAATTGCTGTATTAGCAGTTTGAGCTGGGAAAACAATGCGGAATGTTCCGCCAGCAACTGAAAAGTCTCCACCAAAGTCCAATACAGCAATAGCAAAATCGCTTTCGGTGTCATTGTAGATCAATGCTCCGCGAGCTGTAAAGGTTGCTGATGTCCACTCTGGGTTGTTAGAGTCAAAGCAACCGCTTGTACTGTTGGTTATAACAGAGGCGTTTGCCAATGTCACGCCGCCAGTTGTGTACCCATTGCCGTTAGCAACTTCATTTGTTGCGCTATATGCGGTTGTAGTTGCATTTAGCGTTGCTGAACTGGTGTAAAGGGCGATCTTTATCGTATCTGTGTCGAGATCATGCAGCCCAAGCATTACATCTCGTTTAAATTGTGTACACATTGCTTGTGATATTGCCATTATAAGCCTCCGTTATATTCTGCTGCGTAATCGCGTTGCATCTCTTGTACCGTAAGTTGCACTGCTTCGTCAAATTGTGTCTTATAAAGCGTCAATGTTTCCCCAGCCTTGAGGAAGGCTGACGCCTCATAGAGACACGCGGCAAGCAGCACATTTTCGGCATTGTCGCCAATCCAGTTATTTGCGTTGCTTGAACTCAAGCCCTGTTCAGGGGCAATATAGTCTACTTGGTATGTATCTGTGGAATTTGGCGTTGGGGCCAATGTAATAACAGATCCAGCCGTGCCTGCACTCTTGGTGCTGTACATTATTGGAATACCCTGCGTGGTCGCGTTGGGCGAATAATCACGGATATATGAATCAACTCTGTGGTTTAGGTATGACAAAACATTAGAAGATATAACAGATACCTGACGGATCATTCTGGCTGTTGGCACTGTATAGTCCGAAGTTCCTGCCACCATGTTTGCTGTCGCAGTCTTACGAAAGCACGGTAGGTTTGGCAGGCGCTGGAAAATCATTACTTCCGCCTGATCTATGATTTGGTCAATAGAACTTTGCAGCTCAGAGCTATCATCTTCTAAGAAGTTCTGAATGTTTGCAACTAAAGTTGTGTAATTCATTATTGGCCCCACGTTCCTTCACCGAATGCATTAGATCCAAAGCCTGTGTAATCTAATTCTATACTTTCGTCACCTACATTTCCAGTCCCACTAATTCCATTTGGATAAGCAGCATTATCAGCAAGAATTGATACTGAACCAATACCCCCTGTTGCGCTCTGTCCAACAGGGTGTGGCCTACCTTCGGTATCACCCCAAGGGCCAAGTCCCCACGGCCCTATACCCCAACCGAATGGATCTTCTACTAGTGCGGTTCCGACTTCACCAGCACCACTAACCCCAGCTTCATTAATTTCGCCTACTAGCTCTTCATTGCCTACATTAGAAGACCCACCAACTCCAGATGGGGTGGCTTCCAATAGGAATGCTTCTGTACCAACGCCGCCAGTGCCGCCTACACCCGCTTCGTTTATTGAGATATCAAGAGCCTCGACACCCACACTTGCAGCGCCTGCGGTCCCGCTGACCCCAGTCACCACTATTTCTCTAACAATGGCTCCAACTTCACCATCGCCAGCTTGGCCAGAAGCGATAATTTCAGTTTGGATTGTGGCCTCTACCGTGCCGACATTGGCCGTTCCGCCCACGCCTGTTACTGTGTGTATTACTTCTAAACCAATATTACCAATAAAGCCGGGGGCGCTTACCCCAACGCCGGGGCGCAATCTTGGATCTATCGTCCAGTCCTGAGTGTATCCGATAAAGACAACAACATTTTCTGGATCTGTGTCTGGGCGTGGATTAAACAGTGCTGTCGCATCAACTACGTTCTTTGCAGGCGTTAGCTGTGGCTGCTTGGGGTCAAAGTCTTCTGGAGAAACACGCAATCCATCCCAAGTGGTCTTCAACTGGGTGTATGGAACCCGAAGACCACCTACATCGCTTATTGCGAGAGATTTTTTTCCTTTTGCGTATTTCGCCATTATGATAAATTCAACGCTGTTGGCTGAATCCTTAAACTTACACCATCATTATCAGAAGCCGCCGCGAAGGCGAATGCACGTTCATACATTTCGTTTAGTATTGTAAACTTTTCATTTGCAAACTTTAGAGACATCTTGCTGGCCAGACCAGCGCAGATGCACTCGTTCCAGCGGTACGGGATGTCGGCATCCTGATTGGACGCTGTAACATCCTCAAGCTGGCGTATGGCCCAGTACACCATGCTGTACGTTGTCCTGTTTGGAACCTGCCAGAAGTAGGCTATAGGCGTATACTGCTTATCTAGCATGTACTGGCTGGGCTTGCCGGGGGACGTTTTGTTTGGAAGCTGGTTATAATCAGAGATAGAAACGCGGTTTATTATCTGGTCAGACGTATCTGTCCCAGAGCTATCACGCACAACGGCGTCAAGGATATCGATAGTTCCTACTGGCAAAGTGTAGGTTGCCTGCCCGTTTATGAGCGTCAAAGTCTGCTGTTCTACTGCCCAGTAGTTGATGCCCCTGTTTGCCCACTCAGAGAAGAGTAGGTTAAGGCTGCGCCTTGCGGACACAGCCCTATCACCCGTTTGTGTCTGTGGATCTAGGCCGCAGCGTTCAAAGGCTTCGGTGATGATCTCTTCAACGTCTGGTCGAAACGATACCGTGTTAGAAGTTGCCATCCGATTACTCCTTTAGTATTCTTTGATGACCCTCAAGACCAATTGGTAGGAATCTCCAACAGCTCCAGCTCCAGCAGTTGTGAAACTAATGTCACCAGTTGGGTTTGTGCCATAAGACTTGGTTGAGGGAAGCCCACCAAATTTAGAGAAATCATGATAACCGATATCGTCATCACCAATGTTCATCAAGATGATGTCGGCATCAGCATCAGCTAATATACGCACAGTCATGCTTTTAATGACCCACCAGCCTTCGATGATGCGAACAGCAGTACAAGGCTGTCCACTTGCGCTTGGAGCAAGAGTTGACACATCGATCTTCAAAACTGCACTTTCGTCTCCAGTATCAACGTATTGATACTGGAACGCGAAAACGGCCTCTCTTACACTGTCACTAAGTTTTTTTACTGATACAATGTCAGTCATTTTCTAGTCTCCTTACGAGCCACTGCCATCTGTTCCGTATGTCAGATCATACACATGGTAGAAAATCCGCAACTCAATATTACCGCCCGTTGCGGCTGACGCACCAACACCGCCTGTTATTCTCACAGGGTGAGCGGTACTCATAACATAGCCCAGATCATTGCCAGAAGTGGCATCTGTAAACGAGATTTCAAAATTGCCTACATCGGCGTCAGCATTGTCAAGGATGCCGTCTGGATCAGAAGCAGGTGCTGTGTCTGTAACTTCAATCCAACCTAAATCGAATGTAGGGTTTGTTCCGCCTGTAGCGGACGCAATACCTTCAACTCGCGTGATGAGAGCGTTGGCAGGTAGGATAAGAGGCAATGAACCGGGACCAGTAGCAAGTGGGCCGCGCCGAATATTTGTTGTAGTTGCCACAGTAGGGTCTGGAATATACCCTTGAGCAACAAGCCTAACCGCGCCAGCGACTTGTGGATTAGTGGTTTTTTGAGCCTGTCCTACGCGAACTGGACCTGAAAAAGTTGTAGTACCCATGAGTTTCTCCTGTCTGGGTTAAGTCAGCCACGAAATATGGCTGTCAGGGAATATGGGTACGATACATCACATCAATTTAAAAAGAAAGAGGCGATCCGAAGACCGCCCCTTAATTACAATACTGTTAGAAGTATTATGCGCCTTCAGAGCCGAAGACACCACGCCAGTCGGTGTAACCGAAGCTGTAACGCTCACGCACTTTATAGCGCACGTTGCCAGTTTCAAAATCACCTTCCATGCCTTTTTTCATAGGCGAGCGTTGGAACATTTTCAGTCCATCAGGTACGTCAGTTGTGACGAAGAACCCGTCTGCGTCTGTCAGACGGCGCATCACATGATAACCTTTTGGCAAGTAACCGCCAGAACGGATAGCATTGATGTCGTTGTCAGCAGTGCCAACGCGAAGCTGGGATTCCAGCAGGCGCTCTGCAACAAACGTGTAGGCCGTTGGGATAACCAACTGCATACCTTGGGCAGCAATACGAAGACCACGATCATCCTTCATATCCGCGATTTGGATAAGAATGGCTTCAAGTGAAACTTCTGACAAGTCAGCCGCTGTGGCTAACGTGTTAGACTGGTTGCCGTTCTGCGTTGGGTGAGCTTGGCTCAAAAGAGTAGTGCCATCTCCACCGTTTGCAGTTGTCGCGTTGTTCAAGACGTTAGCCGCTTTGATTTCCTTAGTGGAAGCCATAGAACGGGCAAGAGCCTTGGTGTAGCGAGAAGCAATTGAGCCATACTGGCCGTCCTCTTCAGCTTCCTCAGTGATTGAGAATGCCAAAGCAACTGTTTCGTGCTGGTAACGCGCAGTCCACTGCTGGCCAGCGTCATCATAAGAGATGGCTGAACCTTCAGATTTAGTTGGAGCAGAGCCAAAACCGGATAGCAGGACGTCCTCCTCGAATGCCTTCTGAGAAGTATTCGATGCAAAGACTGCCGCATATTCAGCAGGGTACTGGTCATATTCGAGGCCAAACAAGGTGTTTAGACCCGGCTCAAGCATTTTAGCAAAACTTGCTCTATTCATAGCCATGATTTAAATCCTTCCTTAGATCCCGGCGCTATCTTTAAGAAGATGCTCATTTACGAGAACTTCCATGATAGCATTCGCACCAAAAGCATTATCTGGTGCATGGTAAAGCGCAAGGATCTTGCAGGTAGCAGTACCCGCAGCCATTGTGCCGCTCAATTCAAAGCCAGACTGACCTGTGAGGGTCGAACCTGCGCCTGCAACAACATCGCAGCAATTGCCAATGTTTGTTTGTGCAGTAGTTCCAGCGGTCTGAGCGCGGTACACGGTGTACGGATCATCATATACATAAGCAATGATGTCAGTAGCCACTGTGGCTGACGGCCAGTATTCACTGTAGATGTATGATCCGTCTGCGGCTGTATATGAACAACCATCAAACACACCAATGTTATTTACTTCAGTAGCAGTATGCGGTGTCACAACACCACCAGAAGTAAGAATGCAGAGATCACCTTTGAAGATGTTTTCTGCAAGACCACTTGTGATGGTATACTGATTTGTGCGTGGTGCATTACCGCTCATGTGACGAATTGGGACAAACCCAAAGGCAGCATCAACATTTGCCATTTTTTCGCTCCTATAGCGTTAAGGTTAATCGCTCATGGCAGATAAAGATCTGCCGCGACTTGTTTCGGACCTACGATCCTGATGGATCGGTTGTCCATGACGCCGTCCTAACGCATCAAGGTCACCTGCAACGGATTCGTTTTGCTCACCATTCTTGTTAGAATAGTATTCCTTCATTGCCAAATGCCGTTCTTCTGGCATTTCACAGAGCAACATTCCTTCGATGCCTGTACAGCCTTGCCACTGCCCGTGATTGATAGTCGGAAACAACTTACTCATCACAGTTTCAGCTTTACGCGGTTCCCACCCTTCACGCATACGTTTGTACACGTTATCTGGCGTATCTTTCCCTTGAATCGAGGTCGCTACCCACCGTTGGACATAACCGGGACGTGCTTCGGGTGCATCCAAAAGTGCTGGGGGTTTCCATGCAGTCATGGGACGTGAGTCCTCATCACGCACAGAATTACGAGCTTCGTCCGCACGAACATTTCTTTTCTCAGTCATGATTATTGTTCCCTCTGTTGACGACGAATTTCGGCTTCATACTTTTTAAGGCCATTTGCGTCATTAATTCCAAGTTCCCGTGCCATTCTGAGATGATCTTGCGACATCTTCACTCTATTGCCCTTGTAGCTAGAACCGCCTGTAGTGGGGGCGACTGGTGGTCTACTTTTTGTTCTAGGTTTACTTGGACTTGATCCAGAAGATAACTCAGGAAA